CATTAACTTCAATATTACAAATGTCACATTTACTCATTAAATACAACAAATATTTTAATCTTCATCAGTATCCTCATCATCATCATCAGTATCCTCACCTTCATCTTCTTGAGTTTCTTTTCTTATTTGGAAACCTTTTATTTGTTCACTTTTAAATACTTGCATTTGTAAAAGTCTACATGTAATTCCAAATTGTTTGGTACCAGAACTCATCCAGACTTGAGTTGCTTCAACAACTGCTGTACAATTAGAACCTTTTTCTACTTGAGACCAATCCATTTCTTCTTCTTTTTCGTTATACACAGTGAATAACGGTTTGTCTCCTTTAAATGGAACTTGTACTCTGAAAGTAGGAGCATATTTAGGGTCTTTTGCTTGTTTTATACTATTTTTGAAAAACTCCATTAACATTTCTAAACTGTATTCTTTTCCTAAATATTCTTGTGAATTTTCTTGAACGGTTTGTAATACTTTATTATTAACTTTATCTAAAGCTTCGTGAAAATTTTGAACACTTGGACTTCTTTCTTCATCTTGGAAACTGAATTGTGTTTCCCACCTAGTTCCATCTCCAAATTTTTCATTATTGCTAATACCAAAAGGAATTCTCATTTTTTTACCAGTTTGTAAAAAAAATCGACTTTCTTTTCCTTCTAAATTGTATCTAATTTTAGCAGATTTAAATCCACTTGTTTTTCCTGTTTTAGGTTCGTTAATAATAACATTTTCTGCATTTACCTCGGTAGAAAGAAGAACACTCATTATAATTTGTATGAATATTTTTCCTTATATCCTTTTATTTTTTATTTTATGGCATTATTGTTGTAAATAATGTAGGTACAGGATGTCGAAAATTATCATTTTTAGCTCCCCATTGACATTTAGGAGTTCCTATAGGACTTTGCCTGCCGTCAGAACAATATAAACATGAACCATTTAACAAGTCACATTTAACCCCTTGTTTTATTTCTTCTCCTAAAGATTCATTAAAAGCCATACAATCCGAATTACTTTTACAATGTAAACTAGTGTGCATATAACATCCTGCTTCATATGGACAATCTAGTCTATTTACACATTCAACCTTACCTATATCATTGTTAATATATGGGTCATGATTACAACAACTATCTGGTAAATATTTATCGTTTTTGCTATAAGCGTAAGGGAAATCAGCTGGACATTCACCTCTTTTTGTAAGAGTAGCTACATTTTTCGCCATTCCTTCATCTACTCTTAAATTATTTATTTTCTTACCATATGCAGCAACTAAATCTGCACTATATTTTAATAAATCTTGATGTTTCCATATTCTTTTTTCTAATTGACCTGTTGTTTTTAATGTCTTTATTTCATTTTTTACTAATTCTTCAAATATAGGAAAAAAAGTTGGCCATGCAAAAGATTGACCTCTAACGATAGGGTCCAGAGCTCTCCAATATTCCACTAGGTTTTCATATTGTCCAGGATATTTAAATCCGGACATATCTTTTTTATAAAGTTCCTCAAGACGAGTAACAAAAGTATTCCATGTTAATTGTCTATAACGTTTTCTTATCATTTTATGACACCCAAACCAATATTTAGTAAGAGTTTCAACTCTATTTATTCTACCAACTTCTAGTGGGAATAAATATTTAAGATGTGTTTTTATTATTTCTTCGTATCCTGTATTATTTTGTATTACTTTATAATCCATTATGGGTAACCAGTATAATATAAGTTCGTTGACGGTATTTACACCTGTACCAGATTCAATATTACTTCTATCCCAACCCATTTCACTAGGATCTATTTTTTCTCCATATATATCTTTTTTCATTAATGTGATAGCTACACTATGAAATAAATCTTTAACTGCTTGTAAATTTCTAAACAATGATTTAATACCTAACCAATATTCTAAAAGAGCTACTATAGAAGCATAACTTGTCATATCTGATCTAAGACTTTCAACTACTCTTGCTTCATAAGCTGCTTGAATTTCTGAGTCATTTTTAAATTTTTCAGGTAACATATTAATAAAAGCTTCTAATACAATTACACTTATAATATAACCAATTTCTTTAATAACTTGTTCTTTAATCTTAGGATTACTAGTATAAGCATTTTCTATTTTTTGTACATTTTCGTCTTTAATTAAATCATAATATTTATTATTCAAAATAGCTTCCCATCTTGTCTTGTACCATACATATTGCACAACTCGGTCAGAATCTGGAAAGCATTTTACTGCGAAATCAGTAAATACTTCATTCCACTTTTTTACAATTTTATTATAAACAGTATTATAAACTCCTTGGTTTTTAAAGATAAACTCTCTGAAATAATTATCATTAAATATACCTGTAATATTACTTAATCCAGCAACTTCACCTATACCAACAGTAATGTCAAGAGAATTTGAAAATTTGTTGTATTCTACATCCTTATATTCATCAAGATAATCTATGTAAACGTTGTGAATTTCAGTGTCTTTTGTATCAGTTCTTTTATTAGAATCAGTACTAGCACTTGAAAAAGAAGTTGAAAATCTTCCTGTATCTTTGTGTAATCTTGATATCCAGTTATGATGAGCATAATTTTGGTCAGGAACATCGTTTCCTTCTGAATCTTTTTTTGTAGGTATTTTTTCTAAATCTTCCCACAACCTTAATAATTCAAAGAAGACTGAAACTCCATCTTTTGCATTTTCGACTGTATTTTTTACATTATCCAAAGCTTCTTGTTTTTCACTTATTGTAAGAGCATCGTATCTTTCCCAAAATTTAGTCAATATACTAGGGGTAACAGAGTGAATATTGTTTCCAATTCCAAAAAATCCTTGATAATTGGGATCTCCTTCAGAACGTATTCTAAAATCGACAAGAACATTTCTGTTTTTTGATTCTTCAATTTGTTCTAACATTTCCCTCTTAGCATTATTGTATACTATTTGGAAGATTGCTTTATATTTCTTTTGATAACGAGGGTACATTTTAACTCTTTGAGGTACTTTATTATGAAATTCTGATAAGTCTGCTAATTTATACTTTAATCCTAATTCATTAGTGTATAATAGTCTAACTTTTTTAAAAGTTATGTTCAAATTAAATTGAAATACTTTTGCTAAAGAACCTGATTCTTCTTTCTTATACTCTCTAACCCATTCAGGTAGCCTTAACCAATAATTATCTAGTTCTGATAACCAAGTATAATAAGCCATCTGTTTATCACTAGAATTCAATCCAGTTTCATTTGGTTTTCCACTGGAAACAAAATTACTTAATTTTGAACCAATTTGATTTGTATAAAATTGTCTTAAACTTATTTTGTCCCATGATGTTTTATAATCATCGGTTTCTGAAAAGTCTAATATATCTTTCGTAATCTGAGTAAAATAGTCTAAATCTTGATTTCCATTGTTACCTGTCTTAAGACGATTTATAGCAGCATCTACTAAAGGTGTAAACAATTCTTTTCTTTTTTTCTCATAAGCTCTAATAACAACTGGATTTTTATTAAGAGGAGAATTTTCAAACAATAATTTAAGTTTATCTTTATTAGACTCATCTGAAAGTATAAAAGCAAAACGAAGACCATCAGTAACCATTCTTTTATACTTGACAATGTATTCAATTTTTCTTAAATTACTAGGTTGTGTATTCCACCATAAATTTAAATCATAAAGAGACGTGAAAGATTTTATTTTATCTAGGGTTTCTCCGTATAATATTTTTGCTTCTTGATCTGCGTAAGCTTGTTTAACTCTTTCATTATTTCTATAACCTAAACTTAACGTAACGTAAAAATATTCACCAAGAGTATCCATACTATTTTTTTTCTTCATTTCATCTATAACTGCTTGGATTGGATCTGTATATTCTTCTTTTTTAGAAACCTTCTTTCTAAAAATTTTCTTACAAAAAAGAAAAAAGATCAACAGTCCAATTATTATTGTTAAGACTAAATCCATTACTTATAATAAATAAATTTTTTTCAGTAAAAACTCTTAAGCATTTAAAAAAAATGTTTAAGAATTTTGACGTACTCTTAATTTAATTGAATAACTTCTTCATCTAGGTCACAATGATTGACAAAACTTAAATTTTCATGTTCTGGACTAAAATCACATGGTCGAAGTATACTCCAATCTATACTAGGGTGTATTATACCTAGTTTGGAATATATAAAACCTACTAAAGCACTACACCAAAAACGGTCTTTTTTTTGAGGTTCTGGGTCATAACCTATTATACCTCCTAACCAATCGTAAGGAACCATGTCGTATGGTTTATTATGTACAGCTGTATGAACAATTTTTAATTTTTCTTCAGTTATTATTCCTTCAGGAACTTTTAATCTTCTCAAATAAACTGTTCCTTTACCTTCAAAATTTTTAAAAACTTGTTTCATAGGAGTTAATTGAACTCCTGTTTTTAAACGATGATTTTCAGGATCAGGAATATATCCTCTACCTGATTCCCATAGATAAACTCCTTTTAAAGGAACTTCTGCGAATTGAGGGTCAACTACTATCATTCCTACATGTGAATAATTACTATCGGTAAAATATTTTATAAGCCATGAAATCCAACTATCATTGTAATTAAACAATAAAATGTCACCAGTTTTAACAGGTTCTTTAACTAATTCCATTAGTAGTATACAACATTAATTTTCATAAAGAATTCCACCTAACCCTTTCTCGATCTTAAAAATATTATAACTTGTAGCAAACATAGTCATATTAATTAATGTTCCCAGTCTCAAATCAATTGGAGAAACTTTACTTATAAAGAATTTTGCTCGTACGTCATTTAATCTTGAAAAATTAAGAGTTCCACTTGGTTGATGTTCTTCTGGTCTTATAGCAAAACTATAAACATAAATAGATTTTTCTGATACACATGTATGATGCTGTTGAGATTGTGTGTATCTAAAGTAATTTCTTCTTCTTCTTGGAAAACGTTCATGAGTATTGATTACAATTCCACTTTCTTGTGACGTACTTAAAAAATCATGATTTTTACCATCCCATTTAGTCCCATTAGTTCCCAAAACAGAATCAGTAGAAATAACTAAACCTCCATCATTGAAACCATAATTAAACCAATTATTTTGATAATACCCACTCGTTGCTATATTCTGTTCATCTTGTAAAATCCATACTAATTCCTTAACTGGATGCTTAAAATTTAATAAAATTTGTTTTCCTATTTCTCTAGTTTCTAATTTTCCAAAAGATACTTTATTCATTTGTAATTGTTCTATGAGATATTCATGAGTATTATTGGAAAATCTTTTAGTTTCTTCTCTTGAAAGAAAAACATAATCGACTGCTAAATGACAATTTTTTAATTGTACGTCAGGTTCAGTATATAATAAATTGTTCTGACTTAATAAAGGTTTAACTCTTTCCCCTGGAACTAGTGACATCATAGGAGGCCATATTTGTAAATCCCATTCATTATCGACAGTTATTGTATAATTAGCATTTGTATAATTATTTTTAGCAAAACTCCAACGAGCTAATGTTAAAGTGTACGTCACCAAAGGTGCATTTTTTTCTGTATCCGTCTTTACTTCTATTACAATCCATCTATTATCAAGGGATTGATTCGTAATAGTTATTCCTGGAGGTATTGTTCCATAAGTCAATGGATCATTATCATCATTAATATCACTAGTCATACCTAATCTTATTATACTACCTGCTGCTAATTCTGGTATACCTGGTATAGGATAAGTCATTGTATAATTAAAACGATTAACTGTAGCGGAGTCACCTGAACCAGCATAAGTACCTAAAGGTGTACTGACTTTTAATTGTTTATATTTACCCCTTAGTATAGCTAGTGATAAATCATACATCCCTGTTTCTGGAGTACTATTATCGTTAGGCCATTCAGTTAAATTATCAGGGACGTACTCTTTTTTTGATACAGCTAATATTAAATCTTTGAGTTTTCTTATTTTAATACTAACCTTAACGCTAGCATAAGTAAGCGCCACTAAAGGGAGAGATAGTCCTATATTACGATTGAACCAGAATTGTAGAGGTATATAGAGTATCTTTTTTTTAGAAGCATTATAAGGTAATTCACTTTTTTTTTGAGTTCCCAACATTTTATCTAATGCATCTTTTTGATACTTCTTATTACTTAATTCTTGCCATATATCGAACCAAACACCATAGTGATGGTCTATAACTGAATCATTTATTATTAATTTAACTTCTTCTACTAAAGCATTACCTACATGTTCTGTCCATGCTGCTTTTGTGTAACTCATTGCTCCAGGAAGAACTGTGGCATTATTAGGATGATAAGCAGAATTCGGATCTTCTTTAAATATTTCATCAGTTACTAAAGTAGGTAATGTTAAAACTAAATACATTTTACTTAACAAATCTCCTGATCTTTTTATTTCAGACACTATAGTTTCACCGAAAGCAGGTTTTGTATTAAAATTATTTCTTATAGTTTCTATGGCAAATTGAGTATGTCTTCTATATACACTTTTCCAAAATGTTATTTTAGGATCACCAGTTAAATATAAATCTTGTTGACCTTTAGAAATAAGTTGTATAGTCGAACCTTTTACCATTTCTAATAGTCAACAATATTTTAAAATAATTTAATTACCGTATAAGACTCCTCCTTTTCCGTCTTCTATTTTAAATATGTTATAATTTTTAGCAAAGAGTAATATATATACCGGAGTATTCTTTCTCAAGTCTAATGTTTTAAGACCTTTTAAAAAGAATTTTAATCTTGCATCAGGTACTCTCGAAAAATTCATAGTACCACTTGGTTGATATTCTTCTGGTTTTAAAGCAAAACTGTAAACATATATAGGTTTTTCTGGTACACTTGTGTGATGTTGATATGGTTGTGTATATCTAAAATAACTTGCCCTTCTAGGATTGATTCTTTTATGACCACTAATAATTATTTCATTTTGAGGTTGATTACTAAAAAACCCGTTATCATTTCCATCCCATTTAGTTCCATTAGTCCCAAGAGGACAATCTGCTGTTATTAAATTATACTGTTGATTAATCCCATAATTAAACCATGCGTTTTTAAAATGACCTTGCGAAGCACAATTTTGACGGTCTTGAAAAGCCCATACCAATTCTTTTACTGTAAAACTTAATTCATTCAATAAAAACTGTCTAGTTTTAGGAACAGTTGTTATTTTTTCATAAATACCTGTTCTAAATTGTAATTGTTCTATTAAATATTCATGAGTATTGTCTGTAAATCTTCTTCTTTCTTCAGTATCTAAATAAATGTAATCCACCCAAAGATTAGTTTCAGTAAGACTTAATTTAGGTGTTTTATAAATCAATTTATTTTGTGAAAGATTAGGTGTTATTCTGTCCCCAGGTTCAAAATCATTCCATGGAGGATATACTGTTAAATTCCATGTTTCACTGTTAGTTATAGTATAATCTTCATAAAACCAAAAACGATTATCGAAGTCCAATGGATGTACGTCAATAGTGTAATAAATAAGAGGATAGTATTTAACAGTATCAATAACTACGTTCTCAACTACTGCATTTTGAATAAAAGTATTATTAAATCCATTATACCAATTCTGTTCTTCTATTCTTTCACCTGTAGTATAATAAGATTCTTCAGAAATACCTAAAGAAGCACCTGTAAAATCATCAATCATAAATTCTTCTTCTAAATTTGAAGTTCTATTTTCACCTATCATTCTATAGTATAAAGTTTCTAAGAAAACTACATGTGAAGGTTGTGTTGTTTCTTTTAATGGATAATCAAAACGGGGATTACCTGAAACACCTAATCTTATAATAGCTCCAGGTCTTAAATGTGGTATACCTGGGTCTTGTACAGAAAATTGCAATTTTCTTTGCCAAAAATTACCTCTTGGAGTGTCAGTACTGTTAAACCATTGATATGTAGGATCTTGTGGATAAATAAATGGATATTGATTTCTTTCTGTATTAGGTAAGTCACTTGTAGTGTAAGTTCCAGGAAGAGATATAACATCATAATCCTTTCCTTGCCCAAGCTGTAATACCCATGTATATCTTTTTGAAAATGTCATCATTTGTTTATAATTCCAATAATACCTTCCTACGATATAATGACCAGAATTAGTTTGTGAACCTCCTTGTGGAACATAAAGTTTTCCCACACATGAAGATTGTAAAATATTTGGAGAAGATGTATGTTCATCTCCATTAACAATTGTCAAATCTGTTATTTGACCTGTAGCATTAGCTGTAATAGAAATAGTTGTAATTTCAGTACCACTTGCATTAGAAAGTAAAAATTGGTCTCCAGTTTTATATCCTTTACCTTTTAAATTATTGTTTAAGAAAATATTGTTTTTAGTGAAAGTATGAGGGTACGTCAAAGCATCACCATTAGTTTTCCTGAGTATAGCTAAAAATAATTGTCTATCAGTGTCAATAGTAACTTTTGTACCAGTATAATTATCATCTCTAGGTGAAAATTCTATAGTTTTATAACCTACTGTTACGTCTATACCTATAGTTTTAGTAGTACCTGCTATATTAGTATACCCGTTACTCGTTATGATATTTTCATCTCCAGCTGCAGTACTTATTAATTTCCATAATCCACTATCTCCATATTTATCACTTTCATTTTCTACTATCCTGTAAACAGTAGTTCCACTTACAATAGAAGTATTAAAATTTGTTGTAAGTGTTATTTTACCATTAGTTTGATTATAATCTGAAATATTTTTTCTTTCATTCCCTATTATTATGTCAAAATTATTGTAAAAATCTATTTGAGTACTATACGATTGTAAAGTAATTGTCTTATTAGCTGTATCAACTGCTTGTACAATTCCTCTATAATGGGGTACTCCAATTATTTTATAAGTATCTGTACCTATTGTAGGATTATTAGGTAAAACTTGTTCTATAGTAGCTTTTTTAGTAGCTCCATCGTAATCTAGTATAAAACGATTATAATAATTAGTACCGACTTTAACTTCAAGATTATAACCATTATAAAAATCATTTGTACTTGAAGCTGTTGTGTCTAATGTTATCGTTAATCCTGGTAAATCGAAACCTCTAACGGTTCCAGAAATTTCGACTTCTGGATTTTTTCTATCAGAAAGAAGTATTGGGTAATTATGTCTAGCATTTGAAAAATTACCCCAATTTTTAAAATAAGTACTGTTGTAATAATCTGCAGTCATAAAAACTTTAATATTATTTCCATTTTTTGTTATTTTAACTAATGGGTATTCTGCAAATGGGTTATCATGACCTGAACTTTCATTAGCTAGGTCAGAATTATAAATAACATCACTTAATAAATATTTACTAAATTGGTTATCTTCGTGACATTCCCTAGTTTCTTCATAAATCTGATTAAAATTATCATCTTTATGGTAGAATCTTACATATTCTCCACTATAAGGTAAAGTAGTTTTTTCAGGTATAAATTTAATATTATCACCATCTTTAACTTTTCCATCTAATCTTTCTTCTCCAGTAGAACCTCCTGTAGCATTTGGATTACCATAGACATTGATTTGAGGATTCACACTATAATTCAATCCTCTGTATACAACTTTAACTGTATCGATTCCTCCATCATCATTTAATTCAGAAACTACTACATGTGCTCCTGAACCAGTTACGTCATTCATTTGTATTATCGGCATAACATATCCACTTCCAAATGCTGTAGCATATACCGACACTATAGTTCCTCCAACCTGATTCATT